TCTTAATTTTAGTTAACAACTGAGCCGCTGTCTGATCAGCAGTAGCACCTGTCTCAACACCATCTAACTTTGTCTTCAATGTAGAAGTGAAGTTCTTGGTAGTAAGGCCACCATCACCAACAGAGTAAGTCGTATTAGGCCAAGATCTATCATAAGCCGCTTTAACAGCAGCAGAAGATGCCGAGTTTGAGGTACTTGTTGAGCTTGTGCTATTTGAAATACCACGCCAAGTGTTAGTATCAGTAAATAGGGCACCAGAAGGAACATTGGTCAATACCTGACCGTCATCCACCTTAGCGTTAAGGGCTGTTTGTAAACCACTAACTTCCGCTATGGAGTGTGTTGATGGGTGAGTGTAGACAGTGTTGGTGTCTGTATCAGTGAATACAGCATTAGCAGGCACAGATTTACCCACAGTGAAACCTGATATGTGAGTTGCATTAATACCTAAAGCATCTACAGTCAGCTTAGTAGGAGTCACTCCAGTTAAAGCAGAACCATCAATTGCAGGTAATGCACCTGTAAGCATTGAAGCTGGGTGAGTTGTAGGGTGTGTGTAGACCGTATTAGTATCAGTAAACAAAGCACCCGCTGGTACGTCAGTAAGTACCTGCGACTTATCAGCTTTGTCTGTGTTTAGGTTAGTAAAGTTTGCGTCTAATTCTGTGGAAGTAAGGGGTGATCCCTTACCGTTACGTGTAACAATAGTAGTCATGTATCACCCCTTATTTCATTAAGCTGCAGACAGAGTAATTGTCCAGGTGACAGTCATCGTGTCATCAGCGGCTTTGTTCACTACAGAGAATGTAGTACGGCATAACATGTCACCAGAACCAGAAGTACCGGAGTTGAAGATACCTGCCTCAGTTACAGCACCAGTTGCATCACCTGCTTCAAAAGAAGCTACGTACACAACCTTCTCTAGGTTAGAGCCACTGATACTGGTAGAGTCCAGACCTTCACGGGAACCTAAAGTGGTTACCAAGTCAGTCTGACCTGCAGCCGCAGCTGTGGTACCGGCACCTAGTGCCATGTGGGACATAACACCTTTACTGGCGCTAGTAATACGGGAAGCGATGTAACCCAAACCCTTGTTTACAACAAGGTTACGGATTTCACGCTCATCTTTAATCTGTCCTGCAGCATCGCGTAGTACGATGTTTACTTGTCCAGACAATTTTAGCTTTTCGTTAATCATGATTATTCCTCAGTTATTTAAGCTGTACGAGATGTGCCGATGTAGTCATCTGCAAAGTAGAAGGCGTCATTGACGTAGCCTTGTAAAAGTAAAACCGTGTCATCGGCAAACACGGTTGTATCGTCAGGTTGCTTGTTAAGAACCTTTCCGAACTCGTCACTGACGCCGTATGCGTCGGTAAACGATTTGGTAGCACCTTTGCTAACCAGTTCTGCAACCGAGAACTGATCCGCAAACTGCCTGGATGCTGCAATTAGTAGCTGCTCTATAAAACCAACGCCGTCATCCGCGACTGGTTTGGTTACATGCAGCTGGGTGTCTTCAGTCACATTACTTGCGTCAGCGAGTGCGCGAGTGAACTGGGTTTCAATGAAGATGGAATCAGTGACACGGCCCAGATCAGTCGTGTTCTTAATGAACTGGATTTCTTGGTCATCCAGAATGGATGCTTCACCATCAATGTCGTCTGTAACACCAACAATGTCATTCAGATTTTTCTGTACATTGGATACGTGTGTGTCACCAATACCTGCAGCGTTGTACCAGCCTTTACCGCGAGCCGTTACCCTGTACTCCTCACTAACATGTAAATAGTCAGTGAGGTGTTTACTAACGTGCCGTTGGTTTAGATCAGTGACAGTACCGTCATCGGTAAACTGCTTGCCTGTCGTTAAGGTCGCTGTGTCAGTGACTGCCGCAGCATCATCTTCATTCCCACGATTGATATGCTTGGCGAGTAGCTGGCCCACACCCATCTCATCAGAGAGAGGCTTAGTCATATCAAGGAGGTAGCTATCGACAAATGTCGTAGGGTCACTAAGTGCCTTACTTGCTGCTAGCTCGGTGGTGTCACTCAGCGATGAGCCATCAACAAGATGCTTACCCGGCTCCAGAGAAGCAAGGTCGGAAACGCCGTAGGCATCTTCAGTAGGTTTCGCCAACACCACTGTGTACTGGTCAGTAGAAAGGCTACTGTCACTTAGTGGTTTCTCTGCAGCAAGGGTAAGTGCTTCAGTAAAGAGCGTCTGATCTTCTTTTACCTTCTTGGTAAGGAGGACAGCGTGGTCTTCTACTGAGTTAATGTCATCCCACAGTGGCTTGCTGATAGCGGCTGCATAGGCTTCGCCTATTGCCGCATCATCAGCAATGCCCCGTCCTAGATCGAAACGGAGCTGCTCTACTAGGGAAGCAGCGTTGTGCAGGTTCTTCCCAATGGTTAATACATCACTGTCGCCCACAGAGGAGCCATCTAAGAGCGGTTTCTCTGCTAGTAGGGTCAATGTATCAGTTAATACTGAGGCATCCTGTAGGGGCTTAGAGATGCTTGTAGCAACATGTGAGCCAATGGCAGTTGCATGGGCAAGTTCCTTAGTGACATCAAACTTATCAATGCTGTCAGTAGCGCCTGTAACGTCGTCAGGAGCCTTCTTAGTGAGAAGGACAACATAGTCTTCAAGACCCAGTACTTCTTCTTCCAGAGGCTTCTCAACAAGCCACGCCACACTATCTGTGGAAGCAATGGTGTCAGAAAGCCCCTTGAAGAAAGCTACTACCTGAATGTCAGTAACTAAACCGGCATCGTGAAATCCTTTACTAATGTCCTTAGTAATCTGATCAGCAATAGCTGCATCGTCTGTAAGGGTCTTGAAGAAGTCCATTACAAACTGATCTACCGCAGTAGACATGTCATCTACTAGGACGCCATCGGCTATTAGCCTCTGGATTATGAAGTCACCTAGATCAATAGCTACGGCAAGTTTACTGACAGGGGAGGTGTCTGCTGATAAGCCAAGACGCGTTATAGACGCGTCAATGGCGTCTATAATTTTAATGCTCGCATCGACACCCAACTGCTTGTTTTGGGCGACCAGCTTGTTTATCAGGTCAGCCTTAATCTTCATTAGAAGTCAGCTCTGATCCGTAAAACCACCACATCAAACAAAGTCTCACGTAACCCAGAATCTAGGAGCACTTCAATCTCTGCTTCGTATGTACCAGGAGTAACGTTTAGATCACCTTCTTGCCAGATCACAATGGCTTCGCCATTGGTTGCTGTCTCCGGGTTGATGAACAACTCACGAGTAAGTACTGCGCTACCGCCTGTTGGACGTAAACGTAAGGTTACTAACGCACCGGTTAAGTCCGTAAGTAAGCCAGTATCTTCATC